TTGCCGGAAAATCGACTAACGGCCATTGTAGTTTATCTGTGTAGGCTTCTGCCGCTTCAAGCGCTCCCTCTAAATATAGTTCAATCTCCAAGTCCTCCACTGGATCGCCTGTAGGCATTCCTACGAGTATTTTCAATTCTTCTAATGTCATTACTCCACCTCTTTTAAAAAAGCCCTGTAGATGCTTCTACAAGGCTTTTACGATTAGTTGTTATTTAGTCTTCTTTGACTTCTTTTCTTCTTCCACTTCCACAAAGTATTCTTCGTTAAAGTGTTCTTTTGCAATAGTTAGTTCCTCGTCACGTTCATAGCGTGTCCCATTATAGCGGACCGCTGTGTCTTTAACGGTTACCTTCATTAGCCTAACACCGTTGCTTGGAATACTTCATCAGCAGCAGGGAAGGAAGGAAGATACGTACCTGATACCTTTTTCCATGTTGCGATTGGGTCCTGGTTCGTTTCGTAAACCATTGTCGAGAAGTTTCCAACCATACCGGCCTGAATAGACGGATCGGATAGAAGCTTGCTTTCTTCCGGTGTAGGACCGTAGATTGTTTCTCCTAGTGGCTCGTCCCCAAACATAACAAACGCATTTTGACGGAAATAGCGTTGTTTCGTGTACTTGCCGTCTTTGCCTTGCTTACGGTACTGCGTATCATATACCGCAATAGATGGCATACCCTGCATCGTTAACCATTCATTCAGCTCAGATACCGAGATACGACGACCACTGTTTGTGCCGTAGATGCCTTTAATGACATTTTCATGGCGTAGAAGCGCTTGTAACACTGGTGTAGAAGTCAATGCACGAGTAGCACCGCCGTTAAGTTGTGTAGACCACTTGTAAATGTCCTCTAATGGATCGGCACTTGCATCCGTCCATAAGTCCGTTCCTGCTAACACTTCTTTATTCTCAGCCGGTACAAAGTAATCAACTGAACCTAATGATTGACCATTTTCGCCCTCTAGGGTTACTTTACCTTCTGTTAAGGCTTCCGCTCTCATGCGTTCAGCACGAGCGCGCAAAGACATAATCATTTGGTCCATATCATCATACACGCGGCTCATTAAGTAGCTTTGTTCTGCTGCATCACGCGGTTTACGTAACGCCATCAAGTCTTTTTCTGTGATTTTAGATTTACGTTTCACATAAGCTAATTCTAGCGCTTGTACGCTTGCTTCGCGACTGTGAATCTCTGCTTCTGTATCAAACGCATGTACATTAGCAATAACTGGTGTACGGTTCGCCCCTTTGATTACTTCAAATTCTAGGCTGTCACGTTTAATTTCCGGGAATAGCTGCTCTAGGAATAATGGTTGATACGTGCGGTTCATAAAATACGTTAGGACTTCTTTATTAGAAAACATATCTGCAATACTTGGCATTTAATTTACCCCTCTCTATTTTGGAATTAGCGGAATTTAATTTCTTTAAGCGCTGTTTTAGCAGCATCAGATACAACTACTGGTAAACGTTCACCGATTACATAACCTTCTACCATCACTGCACAAGGCTGTGTACCTTCTGTTACGTCTACATCGTTAAACACGATCCCTTTTGCTGTTGCATCATTGGCAGGGTAAACCGTACCTGACTTGACGATTTTACGTCCGTTTGCATCGGCTGTTACACCTGCATTTGAAATGGGAAACGTAAAGTTTTGGTAGCGCGCCGCGCCTAACCAGTTAATTTCTTCTACCTTTGTCGCTTGTTTGTTGTATGGCATGGAATTTCCTCCTTATTATTTTTTACCCCACGCATTTAGCGTTGTGGCCCCGTGATTATTCGCTTTCTCAGCTAGTTGAGCAGCTAGGCTACTAACTCCACCTTGTGAACCTTGTTGGTGATGTCTGCCTGTAGATTGACGGTAAGTATCTAGTACTTTTTCGTCGTCTTCTGCTTTAATTTCTTTGATAAGCGCAATAAGTTGCGTTGTACGCTCGTCGCCAGCACCAGTTACAAGGTCTAACCATTTAGGATTAAGCCCCTCGCTGATTAGCGACTGTGTAGCAAAGTGTTTATTCTCGCTAAGTCGTAAGGCTTGCTCACGATCAGCAAGGTTCTTTGCATATTCTTGTTCTTTCAGCGCTTTCTTTTCATCATCAGTCAACTTCTCATTCTTCAATGCTTCAAGTTGATTGTCTTTCTCTTTGATGATGTCATGTAATTTAGAGCGCACCTTATCGGTTTCACTCTGAATCATCTTCTGAACCGCATCAAGTGTTAACGGTTCTTGCTGTTGTCCACCTTCGCCACCTTCACCCGCGTTTCCAGTGTCGCCACCTTCGCCACCATCGGAAAATGTCTGTAGGTTCATGCGTAGTAACTCTTTACCATCTACTTTTAACGTTTTGTAATCCATCTATATTCCTCCTATGAGTTCGAATTTCTAGGCCCCATAAGGTTCCCATAGCGTTCGCCCTCGTGGTTTATAATGAGTTTATTTTCTGTTAGAAACACCTGTGTTTTGTCTAATTAATTTATTCATTGCTTCTTCAAAGTACCCATCAGCTACCGTTCTCACTTCTTCGGGTGAAATGTTACCATCTATTTCGAGTTGAATAATTGGGCAGTAAGTGATGATCTTTTTCTTTTTGATTTCTCCTAGCGGAAGATTAGGCGCTTTACCTTCGCCGCCTTTAATACCTTTAATCGAATTATCTAACGCCTTTTCTAGCGCTTCAATACCTTCGTTTAAGCCATCTTCTATAATCTCATGGCACTTTTTAGGTGTTTCCGTTTCAAGGAGTTTCACCATAAGTGCAATGTCTTGTGGCTCCCCTTCAAATACTTGTGTCATTTTACCAATTGTTTGTGTGTACTTCATCGTAACCCCTCCGCCATGATATTTATTTATCAAACAGTCTGATTAACAGACCGAACATCAACGAATGCCATAAAAAGTTAAACAGGTAATCAAATTGTCTTTCTGCATTGAATAAGACCGATAACCAAATTCCTATAAAGATAATGATATATATTTGTAGGCGCGTTCTGAACATTAGATCGTAACGTCTCCATCGTATAATTCTTCTAGTTTTTTCATGGATTTATCTAATATTTCACTAACGTCATTTCTTAATTTATTGTAATCCATATCCGCATTTTTTATATTAATCTCAATTTCAGGAGAAAAAACAATCGTTTTGTTATCCTGCGAATTTTCTTTTAAAGGACCTGTAAAATCAATTAACGGATCGCCGTCTTTAAATTCTCGTGCGATAGGTTGCTCTTTTGCTTCTTTTGCTTCTTTTGCCGCCTTACTTGCTTTGTTGCATCCTGCTGAAAAAGCCATTCCCATGAGGTGAAGAACATTATAAACGTCTTCTACCGTTAAATGGTTAAAATCTTCTGTAATAATATGCGGTAAAAAAGGCAACACATCATTAATGTCATATGAGATTAAATCAAAGTTAATCGGCTCTTTTTCTTTCATTCGTAACCCCTCCATCATTTATACTACTCATATTATATACGGAATTAGCAAAAAAAGGAACAATGGATATTAACGTACCGACCACATCGCTAAATCATACATTCCAAGCCCTAGACATACGCCTAACACAAGCAAGATAAGCCAATAGGAGAAGAATAACAATAGGTTTTGTAGTCTTCTCATTTATTCGTCCCATCCGCCAAGCAAAAAGAATAAAAACACGCCAATTATGAAGGTTGCTAACAATATTTTTATGATGTTTCCTAAAACAAACACATCAAGCGCCCCCTTTAATCTTCTGCCACTGTTCGAACGTTACTTTCTGCTGCTCTTTTTCCGTTGGTTTCTGCACCTCTCGTATTTTGTAGGTGGTTAAACATCTGCACCTGATATTGTTCTCAGGACTATTGTAGATGTTCCCTGGTGTAGGACCTACTTTCCCCTCTTTCGTTTGGAACAATTGCTCTACAGGGATTCTCGTCATGTTCATATACACATGATCTGCCCGTTTCGTATGCCTTACCCGTTCATCCTGCATAGATCGCCATACCTTGTCCATCTTGATTCCTTGCTTATCCCCATTCAAGGCACTTTCATAGCTTGCGCGCTCACGTACTCTATGCGTTTCTGTCCTCGCAATAACAAGCGCTCTCTCGTAACTAACATCAAAGGCTTTTTGAATGCGTTTTGCCATCGTCCCATATGTTTCACCATTCTTGACCCCTTCCTCTATTGCGGAATTTATGTCATTCACGATTAAACTTCTGTTACGTTCCACGGCTGCCGGTAGATGTAAACCTGTAATTGGATTGTCCCTCACTTGCATAATGAGATAGGCCATGTTAGGCGACGCATTGCCTAATAGTACGCTTGCTTCTTGTTCAATAGCATATGCCATATACGAGTAGGAAAGGCTGTACGATTCCTCTAACAGCTTTTGCATCTGTTGATAGTGGAATGTTCCCAAACGTACACCATGAGCGTTTATACGCCCTCTCATGCGCTCTAAATCGTTATAGCGCACAACGTCCGCATAGTCGAGTTTACCGTCTTTCTCCAACCTCGCATATATCTCACCCATATCGCTAAGTATCTCACGCAATATTACGTCATACTGTTTGCGGATCGCTCGCATCGTCCTCTTTTGGTACGGTGTCAGTAGTTTCTGTATAATTTCCGCTACCTTGTCCAACATTGACATTATTATCACCGCCTGACGTAAATAGGTCCGCATAGGCTTCACGTTCGCCCTGTAATTCATCTAGTTCCGCTTGTGCGTTCTGTACGAATGATAGTAAGCCTAGACGTGTTAACTCAGATACAAGTCCTTTAAGCGCTAATGTCGTTTGTGCTTCGTATAAGTAGTCTTTCGGGAAATTACGTGTGTGCTTCACTTCAATGCTGTAAGGATCGGAGATACTCACATTCTTAACTGGTGATAGCGCCAATAGTTCGA